GACCTCCAAGGAGCAGACCTCTGGGGAGCAGACCTCCGGGGAGCAAACCTACAAGCAGCAGACCTACAAGGAGCAGACCTACAAGGAGCAGACCTTCAAGGAGCAGACCTCCAAGGAGCAGACCTCTGGGGAATAGATAACATACCTGATTATATATACCCGATTTGCTGTCCAGAAAAAGGTTCCTTCACAGGTTTTAAAAAAGCTTATTGGAATAATACGCCTGTAATAGTTGAGTTGGAAATTTCGACTGAGGCCAAACGAAGTTCAGCTACCAATAGAAAATGTAGATGTAACAAAGCAAAGGTGTTATCGATAACAGGTTTGCAAGGTATAGCTGAATTTCAAAAAGCGCATAGCAGATATGATAATGATTTCATTTACGAAGTGGGCAAGACTGTAATCGTTGATGATTATGACGATAATAGATGGAATGAATGCTCAACAGGAATCCACTTCTTTATTACAAGAGATGAAGCCGTTAGGTACTAAAAGGAGAAAGAAATGTGTACAAAAGCAGAATTGCGAACTGGTCTATCCCAGAACGGTAAGCGAATATTAATAACTGTGTCGGAAATATGTGAAAGTGTAGGCATGAGTGCGAAGGTGATACGGCCATTAATAAGAGATTTAAGACCATTTAAGTTAAAAAAGGATAGTAGAAAAACATGGTATTCGGTCAACGATGTAACAGATGTTATATGGGGGTGTAGACGTTGAAAAAGATAAAAATTGACGGTGAAAAAGTTGCACTATGGGCGTTCCTTTTTGTGACTGTCACAACATTTATAGCAATAGGGTTTCCAGGGCCGACAGAAGAAAAAGAAGCGCAGCTGCCGGAACCGATAGAAGTAAAACAGTTATATGATGTACCGCTAGAGCCGGAACTGCAGGATTACATCAACCAGTTATGTGATGACTACAATGTGGACATGCCTCTGGTACTCGCTGTGATCGGGCAGGAATCTAACTATAATGCCGGTGCCCTGGGCGATGACGGAAACAGTATAGGGCTAATGCAGATCCAGCCGCAGTACCATCAAGCCAGAATGGACAAGCTGGGCGTAACTGACCTGCTGGACCCATATCAAAATGTAACGGTTGGCATAGATTTATTAGCTGAATTGATAAACGAGAACAAAGGCGCGGAATGGGCAGTGATAGCATACAACGCTGGTGCCGGCACAGCAGACTATCACAAAACAATAGGAACACGAACTGAATACGTAGAAGGTGTGATGAAATTAATGGAGGAAATTAAATGGAAATAATGGATTGGAAAAAAGCAATAAGCACGTCTATTGAGTTAATTGCTGTAACAAGACGGATGGTTACGTTATGTGACGACGTATCAGTTGATGAAGTAGATGAGTACATAGCCAGCGAAGGAAAACGCCAGATAGAAATCATGGACGAAAAGGATGCGTTTGCATTGTTATCGTTTTTTCTAGAACGGATAAAGGGGGAAATACATGATTAATAAAAAAATGCCTGCCAGGGCGGCAACCCATAATAAGGCAGACACAAGAAACAATTTAGATAATTATACAGCCAAAGCGAGGCTTTTGTCAATCCTATACGAAGGAAAAAAGAGCAGAGCGGAGCTATCTAAACGAATGCACCTAAGTGACAGAGAAGTTAGAGAGCTGATAACCGCACTAAGAAGGGAAGGCTATCCTATATGTTCATCCTCTGCATCCGGAGGATACTGGATAGGCTCACCGGAGGAAACCAAGCGTACAATCGCAGAGTACAGGGCACGAGGTAGAGAGTGTTTAAACACAGCCATAGCAATGGAACTGTGTTTAGAAATGCCCGGACAGATGGAGGTAGATGATGTACTGGTGTAATGACTGTATGGAAGCATACCCTGATAGTTATCTGGAAGTAATAGACATGTCAGAGGATGAAACATGGACACAATGCAGCCATTGTGGAAGCACAGATATTGACAAGGCGGATAGATGCCGCTGCGGAAACTACAAGAACGCAAGAGAAGATCTTTGCGATGAATGCAAAGAGTATTTGACCGCCGTGGCAACAGACGCGGTCAAGGCTTTTATGTTGAAGTATAAAAACAGTTTCTGGGAGGCAAAAGAAGAACTAAAAACATTTTTAGATGATTTATATGGGAGATAGAAAGATGATGAATAAATTATTAAAATTTCAGACCGAGCTAAAAGCCCCAAAAGGCCAGTTTAACAAGTTTGGCAATTACAAGTACAGAAGCTGCGAGGACATTTTAGAAGCATTAAAGCCATTACTGGCAAGAGAGGGCTGCACGCTGACACTGTCCGATGAGATAGTTGAAATCGGCGGCAGGGTATATGTAAAAGCTACCGCCACCCTAACAGACGGAACGGAAACCGAACGAGTAACCGCATACGCCAGAGAAGAAGAAAGTAAAAAAGGAATGGACGCAAGCCAGGTTACCGGCGCCGCCAGCTCATACGCCCGCAAGTATGCGTTAAATGGTCTGTTCTGTATTGATGATACCAAGGACGCCGATACAAACGAGTTTGTGCAGAAAACGAGCCAGGCAAAGGCCACAGAAAAAAAAGAGCCAACATATCGTGAAAAGGTCATTGAATTTGCAAAGCGCAGGAGCATTCCATTTACAGAGTTGGCCAAAGACTACGGGCTGAACGCCTCAACCACCGAGGAACGCTTCGCCGAGGTCTTAAAGGAATTGGAGGGCTAAAATGCAGGATGTAACAAAGGATAGAGACAAGTACATAGGCGGCAGTGACATCCCTGTTATCATGGGACTATCGCCATTCAAAACTCGGTGGCAGCTTTTACAGGAAAAGACCGGCATAGCAGAAAATGACTTCGCTGGCAACGAGTACACCGAGTACGGCAACGTAATGGAAGAAAAAATCCGAGAGCATATGAATGTTTGGTATGGCTTTAATTTCCAAGAAGATAAGCGTATCAACGGAAAGTTAAGATACCACGCAGACGGTTACGACCCAGACGGTATAATCTTGGAAATTAAAACAACATCACACATCTATGAGTCAATAAATGATTACAAGATGTACCTTGTACAGATGGCACTCGGCATTGAGATTTTTGACGCAGAAAAAGGTGTTTTAGCCGTATATGAAAGACCGGAGGATTTTGATGAATACTTCGACCCGGATATGTTGCACATCTATGAGATTGACCGTGAGTATATTGACAATCTATATCAAACAGAGGTTTATCCAGCGATAGAGCTTTTCTGCGAGGACTGGGACAGACTGAAAGAGAATCCGGCACTAACGGAGGAAGATTTACAGCCCGGCGAGATTCAGCAGCTTGCAAGGTCCATAATTGCCCTTGAGCAGCGGCTGAAAGCATATAAGCAGCTTGAAGAATTGCGAAAAAAGGAAATGGCCGAACTAAAAGCTGCGATGGAACGAAACAATATCAAAAGCTGGCAGACCCCAGAGGGCGTAAAAATCACCCTTGTGGCGGACGGAAAAGATAAAGTGGTGAAAGAGTTCGATACGGACACATTCGCCATTGAAAACCCCGAAATTTACGCCAGATACCAGATAGAAAAAATCAAGAAAGGACGAGCAGGATATGTCAAAGTTACCCTGCCAAAAGAAAATGAGCAAAATGAGTAAGGCTTGCGATATATCGCCGAGAGTAAAAAAACGTGTATGGGATAGAGATGGACATTGCTGCATACTCTGCGGCAATCCCCAAGCATGGCCGAATGCCCACTATATACCGCGCTCACAAGGCGGTCTGGGGATACCGCAAAACATAGTTACGCTGTGTGCACGCTGTCATCATGACTATGACAATGGTGGAAAACGCGAAGAATATGGGCAGATGATATGGGCATATCTAAAAGGTTGGTATCCTAAGCTAGAAAGAAAAGACATGATATATGACAAATGGGGTGATATGAATGGCTGATGGATTACTAATGGTAAACGAGATGAACACTCTGTCCGAAAAATTGACGCAGGGAATACGGTTATTAGCCAAATATGGAAAAGAATACGCTGAAGCTGAAAAGGTCTATAAAATAGCATTAAAGCAAGAAGCTTTAAAGCTACGAGATAGTGGGATGGCTGTAACGATGATTGATAAGGTGGCTTATGGTAGTGTAGCAACAGAACGTTTTAAAAGGGATGTAGCTAAAGTAATGTACGAGACAGCAGCAGAAAACATAAACGCCATAAAGCTCCAAATTCGTATATTAGACAATCAGATTTCCAGAGAGTGGGGACGGGGTGATTAAATGGAAGATATAACCTACATAAAAATTTACAGAAAAAGCTTAAACAGCGAAATATTTTTAGAACTTCCATTTGACAAATGGCATGCATTTATGTGGTTGCTTTTAAAGGCAAGAAGATTCCCGACCGTATGCATTCTAAAAGGACAGAAGATAGAGCTAAATCAAGGCCAGCTGATATGTGGGATTGAGACAATGGCAAAAGAATGGGGATGGTCAGAGAATAAAGTAAGGAGATTTCTGAAATTGCTAAAATCGCTTGAAATGATACAAGCAGACGGAACCCCTAACGGCACCCTTATAACTATTGAAAATTACGCATTTTATCAAGGCATAGAACAGAACAGCGACAGACCGAATGAAAGAACGGGCGAAACAGCAAACAGCATACCAAATGAAAGCTTAGACGAAAGAACATTTGACGGGTTAGAAGGCCAAACAGGCGGAACCCCTGACAAGCCTAAAAACGGAACCCCTACCGACACCCTTGCAAATGTTGAAAATTGCACGTTTCAGCAAGATGGGGAACAGAACGACGGCAGACCAGAAAACCGAATAGACGGAACCCGTATAAAGAATGATAATAAAAATATATATATCGGTCAATTTGAGGAATGTTGGAAGGTGTATCCTCGTAAGCTGGGAAAATCTGAAGCGTATAAAAAATATGTCAAAGCTAGAAAAGAAGGAGTACCACACGAGGAGATTCTTGACGGAGTAAAAAAATACGCTATTTACGTAAAAGATAAGGACAAAGAATATATCAAGTACGGAAGTACATGGTTTAATCAACGATGTTGGGAGGATGAGTATGAAAGCCAAGAACGAAAAATATATGGATGAAGTAAAAAGTACTCAGTTTATCAGGATGCTTGAGAATATGTTAATGGAAGAATCAGCTAGACATAACAGAGTTATAAACCTTCTGCATCTGGCGGAATCAAAAATAAGAGCGAACTCGTTCTCAGAAGCACTAAAAGCCATAGGCGAAATAGAAGAGATATGGACAGGGAAAAAATTTTAATAGGGATGTGGCTTAAAGGCCAATATCTAAAAGATTTAAAAGAGATAGACGAAACTGATTTTAAGTATGAAAAGATAGTCAACCTTTTGAAGGCGGGTAAAAATGCCCTTGAGATACATGAAACAACAGGTATTCCTATGGCAGAGTTAATGGGGATGACTGTAGATGTTCAACCAATCTTCTACAAGCAAGCCCTATATGAGTATCACAAAGATAAGCTGAAGTACACATTTGCTACAGGAAACTATAGTTTTGACGAAATAAAGGACGCTATAAATCGCTTAGAAGGGATGGTATATCAAGTAACTGCTGACAAAGAATACGCCTTAGGATATATGCAAGAACTGGAAATGAGAGCTAAGCATGAGGTTGTTAAATGGGCTAAACTTCCAAGCCTTAACAGCATGACTGGCGGAATAAGGCAGAAGGAGTTAACAACTATAGCAGCTAGGCCTTCAGTAGGTAAATCAGCTTTTGCTCTGCAAATAGCTATAGGTGCAAAGGAATCTGGGAAAAAGGTTTTGTATTTTCCCCTTGAAATGAGTAAGGCACAGACTTTTGATAGAATTTTACAAAGTAAAGGCATAGCAAATAGCGGCGAGCTTAGGGATGGCAAATTTGTTAACAGTCCAAATTATGCAATTGGGCTAACATACATAGATGAGCTGGAAAAGGGCGGAAACTTCAAAGTATATGAAGGATTAAACAAGATAGAGGCAATAGAAGCGGCAATAAAACAAGAAAAGCCTTTCTTGGTGATAGTAGATCAACTTACACAATTACGCTCAGAAAATAGATTCCCAAACGTAAGAGAGAGATTTTCGTATATGACGGCAACATTGAAAATGATTGCAATGCGTGAAGATGTCGCGATAATACTGTTGGCTCAGGTTAACAGAGATGCACAAAACAGCGAACCAAGCATGGCAAATTTAAAAGAATCAGGAAGCATAGAGGAGGATAGCGATAATGTTATTTTGTTGCACAAGGTGGATAAAGCAGATACACGAAACCCTAATAGCTGGAGAGATGATGAAACCCCGTTATTGATAAAACTAGATAAACAAAGGAGCGGCGAAACAGGAGAATTTTTATCAACATTCGCCAATAAAAGATTGATATTTTACGAAAAAGCAAGATGATAAGGAAAGGAGAGATGACCTATAAATTCAGTAGTTTTAATCGGCAGACTAACAAAAGACCCAGAGTTACGTTATACTCCAGACAGACAAATGGCTGTTGCTACGTTTACCGTTGCCATCGATAGACCTGTGAGAGCAGGAGGGGAAAGACAAACTGATTTTCCAAGAGTTACAGTGTTCGGCAAGCAAGCGGAAAACTGCGAAAAGTTCCTTACAAAAGGCAGGCTTGTTGGAGTTCAGGGAAGACTGCAGACAGGCAGCTACAAAAACAAAGACGGCGCAACCGTATATACTACCGATGTCGTAGCCGACAGAGTTGAATTTTTGGAGTGGGGTGACAGAGCCCAGGGAAAAAGTTCGTCGTCACATAGTTCAAGAGTTGATGATGTTCCTTCAGGATTTGCCGCCATAGATGAAGACATCCCGTTTTAGGTGAGTAGCATGGATAAGAAGACGAAATGCAGAAAATGTAAATATAGTAGATGGATTTCAGGGGTAAACAGAAAGGACATTGAACTATGCTGTGTGTACATATTGATAACTGGCGCCCCTAGACATGAACCGGCAGGAGAAACATGTACGAAGTTTCAACCAACAAAGAACCGGCACATAGGACTGGAATTTAAAAAAAGTTTTCCAGAATTTACAGCGAGGGAGAAAAATGAGATACAACATGACAATAGGCGTGAAATTTGACCTACAAAAAATGGGACTAAAAGCATATGACAAGGGTTTTTATGCAACAGAGTCTGAAGAATCCGAGAATCCGATTCTATACGTTGCAAATGATGATGAAATCGCCTTGATAAATAGGGGCGGAGCAATTAGATTAACCCTGCAGGATGCCCTAGCAATAGCGGGCGAACTGATGGACATATTAAACGACTATCAATCGTTTTTAAAAGAAAGAAGGCAGTTCGTATGATAAACAGCAGAGAAAAAGGTAAGCGGTTCGAACGAAAACTAGCCAGTATTTTAAAGAATGATTACGGCTACGACTGCCGAAGAGGGCAACAGTACTGTGGCGCTAACGGTGATGCTGATGTTATAGGTTTGACGGGGATACATATCGAAGCTAAGCATCAGGAAAAGATGCAGCTATATGACTGGATAAATCAGGCCAAGAGGGACGCCAAAGAAGGGCTGCTGCCGGTAGTATTTCATAAGAAAAATGACTGCGAGATTTTAGTTAGTATGCCGTTAGATGTTTTTATGACTATCTATCGTGAATGGGAGGCAGGGCAGAAATGAAAGAAATAAAATGCGAGATATACAGAGATTCAATGCAAAATTATAAAAAATATGCAATCCCTCCAGCGCAGCTGATAATAGCTGATGTTCCGTATAATGTGGGAACAAATTTTTACGGAAGCAATCCCATGTGGTACAACGGAGGAGACAACAAAAACGGAGAAAGCAAATTTGCAAAGAAAGCGGCATTTAACTCCGATTTCAATTTTAACCTATATGAGTATTTCCATTTCTGTTCAAAAATGTTGAAAAAAGATGATAAAAGACCTGTTCCAAGAGGAAGAAGCTCTAACAGCCCGTGCATGATTGTCTTTTGCTCATATGAACAGCAACCTACATTGATAGACGCAGCAAAAAAGCATGGATTTGTAAATTACATACCATTAGTCTTTATTAAAAATTATAGTCCGCAAGTGTTAAAGGCAAATATGAGAGTAGTAGGAGCTACAGAATATGCTTTATTGCTATACAGGGACAAGCTGCCCAAGTTCAGAAACGGCCTGCAAGTTGATGAAAACGGCAAAAACATTAGAGGGACAGGACATATGGTTTTTAACTGGTTCGAATGGGAAAAGGATGGAAAAGAAATACCTAAAATCCACCCGGCGCAAAAACCCATAAAAGTTTTGAAGAAGCTTATACAAACATTTACAGATTCGGGCGATGTAGTGATCGATCCATGTGCTGGAAGTGGCAGCACGTTAAGAGCAGCCTATGAAATGGGAAGGCCTTCATATGGATTTGAAATTGACAGGCATTTTTATAACAATGCAAAAAAACAAATGTTATGTTTTGAAAGCGAGCAGTTAAAATGGCCGAGCAGTGGAACTGAAAGGAGTACATATGACTAATTTCGAAAAATACAAAGATGAGCTTTTAAGTATAAGTAGCAGAGGCATGGTGGCAATAAATAAAAAAACAAAAAAGCCTACACGATGTAAAGACTTCAGCTGCACTAATTGTCAGATAAAAGGAAACGGCTGTGTATCAAATTTAATTAAATGGTTATACGAGGAGGCGCAAAATGACTAATTTTGAAAAGTACATAGATAAAATAATTAACATTCGTAATCAGGATAGTACGGAAGTAGCTGTTGCTATGGATATAGGAACAGGAGTGCTGAGAAGATGTAGTGAGGTAGGTTGTAAGTGCTGTAAATTCAGTAGTAGATTTAATGGTAACGGACGCTGCGAGGTAAACCTAGTTAGATGGCTATTTAGCGAATACCAAGAACCAGTCCCAAAGCTGAACAGTGTAGAAAGAGGGTTATGCCAGGCAGTAAAATCAGGGTTTATTGCGCGAGATAAAGATGAAATATTATGCTTTTACAAGACTAAACCATTTCAAAACGATTCGGGCTGGTCATTAGGCGTGGTAGGGTATTGGATAGAAATTGATGAAAATCTTTTTCAATTTATAACATGGGAATCTGGCAAAGCATGGAGCATAAAAGACCTATTAAAGCTGGAGGTAGAGGAATGAAATATAAACCAGCAACAGTATTTTCAAGCGGAACAGAATATGAGATATTCCGATACAATTTCTGTGATAGATGTAAATTCCACAAAATGAGCCCCGATGGCGCATTCATGGAGTTTACCGAAAACGGTGGCTGCCCTATCGAAAACGACATGGAAAGTTGTCGTTTTGGCACTGTAGAATTTCCGAAAGAAATCATGGAAGTTTATCACAACGGCAAACGAATCTGTAGCCACTATTGCCCGTTTTTTACGGAAAAAAGAAAGGGCTAGAGAAATGATAGACGAAACTAAGCTAATAGAAAAAATCGAAGCACGAAAAGAATATCTCCAGCGGCAAGCTGCCAGATATGACAAAGCAAGAGATGTAAAACGCATGGATATGTGCGATCAAGCAAAGTTTGAATTGGATACTGTTTTAATGTGGATTGATTTTTTGAGAAAGGAAACAAAAAAATGAGTTATGACATATATCTAAATGATCCAGTTACAAAAGAGGTCATAGAAGTTGACACACCACATTTTATGGCAGGTGGCACATATGCTCTTGGTGGAACAAAAGAATTGTGGCTCAATGTGACCTACAATTACTCAGCCCATTTTTACAACACAATGGGCGAAAAAGGAATCAGAACTATATATGGCATGAGTGGAGCAGAAAGTATACCGATTCTGGAAAATGCTATAAACCAGTTAGGTGATGATGCGTCCCCTGATTACTGGGAACCAACCGAGGGGAACGCAAAGAGAGCGTTGCTGCAATTACTGGCAATGGCGAAAATAAGACCGGATGGAATCTGGGACGGAGATTGAGTTTTTCGGAATTTCCGAAAAACTCGCAGGAGGGAAAAATGAAAAAAGAAATCACAGAAATAGCCGATTACTTCGGCTATGAGCAGCAAAAAAATATGCTAATCGAAGAACAAGCGGAGCTTATTCAGGCACTGAATAAGTTTGATCGGAAAGGGACCGAGGAATCTTTTAATAACATTATCGAAGAAATGGCCGATGTGGAGCTGATGATTGACCAGGTCAGGTATCTATTAGACATAAACAAAGAGGCCATAGAGGAAATAAAGGCCGAAAAGGTCAAACGCACACGATCAATTATTGACCAGGCCTTAAAAGCCAGTACATATGGGGGAACACATGAGTAGAGACTATCAAAGGACAAAGCGGAACCCGTGGATATTGCCACACAACCTATATAGACAGACCTTATACGCTATCCGGGACTACAACCGAATAAAGGAAGAATATGAGTACCTGATAATGGGACAGCCGGCGGAAATGGACGGGCAGCCGAAAGGAACGCAAACGGGGGACCCGACTGCTGCCATAGCCGCAAAAGCAGAGCGACTACATAACCAGCTAAGAGCCATAGACGACGCTAAAAAGGTTATACCCAAAGAGTACCTCAAGGGTGTGTGGGATAATATCATGTATGATCAACCTTATCCGTTGGACGCAGGCCGGGCTACATATAGCAGACATAAGTCACGATTTGTTTATGAGGTGGCTAAAAACCGAACATTTTTATAATTGGAGGTATAACAATGGAGGTATCTATTTTAGGACAAATTTATACAATCATAGAAAGAAAAAGAGCAGATGATCCAAAGCTGGAATTTAGCGACGGGTATTGTGAAACACAAAGTAAAAAAATCATTATATGCGATATAACGCCAGAAAAAGATACCCTTGAAAAAGTAGAGGAGTATAAAAAACAGGTTATCCGACATGAAATAATCCACGCATTCCTATTTGAAAGTGGATTAGATGATAATAGCCCTTGGGCCCGCAATGAAGAGATTGTTGATTGGATAGCTATTCAGGTCATAAAAATGCTCAGGGCGTTTTCATCTGCAAATTGTTTATAAATTAAAAAAAGATGAGACGCACGGGAAAACTTTTTCATGTAAAATGGTAGTGTGGAAAGTTTGAAAGTCATCTTAATATCTCCTTTCCGTGTAGGTCCCGGACATGACGGTAAACTGTCCAAGCTTTGTTGATTGTTCTTATTTTCAAATTCCTGGGCATGAATCAAAACTGCCCACAAAAACAGAATGTACTCCAGTGTCCTTCGGGCCCGGGGTCTTTTTATGAGGTGAAATATGCAAATTGTATACAAAAAAATAAACGAACTCAAACCTTACAAGAACAATCCCAGAAAAAATGACGGGGCTGTTGAGTATGTGGCTAACAGCATTCGGGAATTTGGTTTCAAAGTGCCAATAATTATTGATACAAATAATGAAATTATTGCCGGACATACCAGATTAAAGGCTGCCCAGCAGATTGGCCTAACCGAGGTTCCTGTCATAATAGCAGACGATCTGACGGAAGAACAGATAAAAGCGTTTAGGCTGGCCGATAATAAAACGGCAGAGATGTCCGTCTGGGATTATGAACTTTTGGATAACGAAATGGCGGATATACTGGATATTGATATGAGTGATTTTGGATTTATAGATACTAACTTAACAGATGAACTCATAGAAGAATACTTTGAAAATGATTCAAAACAAGAAAAAGAACCAACAATGATAACTTGCCCGTTATGCGGGGGACAGTTTGAAAAATGATCGTATATCTGGCAGGCACCTCCACATTGAAAAAATATCCAGAAATAATAAAAAAATCAAATTATTTTTTGGAATCCTTTTACTCAATTAAGCCTTGGCAGTTAGATTACTTACTCCATGCAAAAGACTTCCTTTTAGATAGTGGCGCTTTTACATTCATGGCTAATAAAAAGCAAATAGATTTCACAAAATATGTGGATGACTATGCAGAGTTTATAAACCACTATAAGATAAAAAAGTTTTTCGAGTTGGATATAGAGAGCGTTGTCGGCTGGAACGAGTACATAAAGCTTAATGACCGCTTAAAGCGTAAAACACATACACTGCCTATACCTGTTTTCCATAAAGAGCGTGGAAAAGAATGGTTTCTGAACGCTGTAAAAGAATACCCATACATTGCTTTTGGCGGGATCGCAATCGACAGAAAAACAATGAAAAAAAAAGAGCTGGATGTGATCCCGTGGTTCATAAATGAAGCGCATAAACACGGGTGTAAAATTCACGGGTTAGGCTTCACCTCCACATCGCTCTTTAAAAAAATAAGGTTTGATACTATTGATTCGACAACTTGGTCAATGGGGGGTCGAATGGGCAATCTATGTTTTATGACCAAAGGACAAATGCGGCAGTATTATCCATCAAAAACAGGGAAAAAACCTAAAGATATAGAAAAAATAAATGTATTTAATTACCTGGAATGGTGTAAATTCCAAAAATACGCAGAAAGGAACCTATGATGAAAACAAGAAATATTACAGAAATTGGATTGACAGCAGCTGTTTATGCAGTTTTAACAATGATTATAGCACCAATAGGTTTTGGAGCTATACAGTGCCGCATTTCAGATGTTTTACTGTTTTTCTGTTCAAAAAATAAAAACTTGATAGGAGGCTGTGCACTTGGATGTGTAATTGCCAACATGTTATCGCCATTAGGGGTAATAGATATGGTTTTGGGCAGTATAGTAAATCTATTGATTGGGATAACAATGTATAAGATTGAGGCGGCAATAATTAAGGTGCCGATATGTTCTATCATATCAGGCGTAATTATTGGCGCAGAATTAACCATAATCAGCGGAGCATCGTTTATCTTCACGACTATAACAGTGGCTATTGGGGAAGCGATTGCTCTTAGCATAGGTGGGATTTTATACAAAATTATGGAGGATAAAAAAATACAGTTATGGCAAGACCAAGAAAAGAAATAGATCAGAGACAATTTGAAAACCTATGCGCATTACAATGCACAAAAGATGAGATATGTAGTTTCTTTGAACTGACTGACAAAACACTGGAAAACTGGTGCAAAAGAACCTACAAAGTCGGTTTTTCCGAGGTTTTCAAGCTAAAGCGAGGAAAAGGGAAAATTTCACTGCGCCGGGCGCAATTCCAGCTTGCACAGAAAAACGCTAATATGGCAATCTGGCTTGGTAAACAGTATCTTGGACAGAAAGACATCCGTGACTATAATGTAAACGCTAATATAGATGAAAGCGCAAAGGAGATGGCAGCGTATCTTGCTGAATGTGAAACAGAAGAAGATACTGAATTTATTGAGGAATGAGCCAGTCAAGTTAGGTCACTGGGTGGGCTTTAAAGATATGAATGGCCTGCACAATGATTGGATTAAAAATTTCCTGTTCACAAAAACAGACCAAACGCTGCTCGCACATAGAGGCTCTTACAAAACAACGGCACTGTCGTTGTTTTTTGCTATCCACATGATTTTATATCCTGCGGAAAATGTTATTTTTTTCCGCAAAACAGACACAGATGTAGCTGAAATCATAAACCAGACATTAAAAATCCTCTATAGCGGGGCAGTACAGGAAATAGTTAAGACCTTGTACGGCGTCCAACTATCAGTTACCAAAGCGACGGCTAACGAAATAAATACCAATCTCAATACATCCTCAAAGGGGGCCAGTCAGCTTGTGGGATTGGGAATTACCACATCCATTACGGGAAAGCACGCTGACATAGTGGTGACTGACGATATAGTTAACATCAAAGACAGAATTAGCCGAGCAGAGCGGGAACGGACAAAAACGCAGTATATGGAATTGCAGAATATCGTAAATCGAGGAGGTCGATTCATAAACACCGGCACACCGTGGCACAAAGAGGACGCTATATCCTTAATGCCGAATGTGCAGAAATACGATTGCTATTCCACGGGACTTATAGACAGGTCAAAGCTGGAACAGTTGCGAAAGTCCATGTCAGACAGCCTGTTTGCGGCCAATTATGAGCTTAAACATATCGCTGACGCGGATGCCATGTTTACAAATCCGCAGTTTACAGACGCAACAGGGCTTATATACGGCGGCCTCGCCCACATAGATGCAGCTTATGACGGCGAGGACAATACAGCTTTTACAGCGTTCAAGAGACAGCCTGACGGGTCGATAGTCGGAATCGGCAAAATCTGGCGCAAACATGTGGACGATTGTCTGCCGGAAATCAAGGCTATACACCGGCGCCTGCTTTTAGGTTCGGTGGCCTGTGAAAAGAACGCAGACAAAGGATACTTGGCAAAAGAACTTGCAACACAAGGATTCTTACCGTTTTCATACAGTGAAACAACAAACAAATTTGTGAAGATTTCCACCTATTTACGCCGGGAATGGGATAACATCCGATGGTTGGAAGAGACAGACCCGGATTATATCAACCAGATACTGGACTATTCAGAGTTTGCGGAGCATGATGACGCCCCGGATTCTGCGGCCAGCCTCATAAGGCGCATGGAAAAAGAAGTGAGATACAACCCAGTGAAAGGAGCATTGTAATGTTCAGAATTGCAGACGGCGAAACGCTCGATGTTTTGACGCTTGACGAGTACATAAATAAATTTACGAACATACGGGAAAAACGATTTAAGCCACTTATGGACGCATACCTAACAAAATACCCGATTTTTGAAAAACCGAAATATGACGATCTCAAACCGGATAAACGAATAGCCGTCAATTTCGCAAAATACATAACCGATACCATGAACGGCTTTTTTATAGGTATTCCAGTCAGGGTGACTTCCAACGATAAGGCCGTGACAGATTATGTGAACTTCCTTGATGCGTACAACAACCAGGACGACCAAAACGCCGAACTGTCGAAGTTATGTGACATATACGGGCGAGGATACGAGATGTACTATGTAGACGAATACGGAAACATAGGCATTACATACCTGTCCCCGGAAACAGCATTCATGATATACGATGATTCCATTCTGGAACGCCCACGCTATTTTGTGAGGCTGTATATCGACGCCGACAATGTTCTGCGCGGGAGCGTGTCAGACGAGCACATTGTACGATGGTTCAGCATGGAGGGCGGCCTGCACTTTGACGGCGAGGAAAAGATACACGGCTTTGATGGTGTTCCTGCTGTCGAGTATGTGGACAACGCCGAAAAAATGGGTCTATATGAGCCCGTAATGTCCATGATCAACGAGTACAACGAGGTTATCAGCGAAAAGGCGAATGATGTTGCGTACTTCGCCGACGCATATTTGAAAATCCTCGGTGCGATGGTAGATGAGAAGTCACTGGCGCAGATCAAGCAGAACAGGATTATAAATTTCCCTGGATTGATGGACAACAGCCAGCTCGTGGTCGAATTTCTAAAGCGTCCGGACGGCGACACCACGCAGGAGCACTTGCTTGACCGATTGGAGCGGTTGATTTTCCAAATTTCAATGGTCGCAGACATTTCAGATGAAAACTTTGGCTCCGCTTCCGGGATCGCCCTAAAATACAAACTGCAGGCCATGAGCGACCTTGCACTGACCAAACAGCGGAAATTCACTGCTGGTATGCAGAACAGATATAGGCTTATCTTCTCTAATCCGGTATCCGGAATGAATAGTGATGCCTGGACAGGCCTATCATATCAGTTTACGCAGAATATCCCAGCAAACCTACTTGAAGAGGCACAGATCGCAGCCCAGCTGACCGGCATTGTCAGCCAGCCGACACAGTTAAAGGTGATTTCCATAGTGGACAATATCCAGGAGGAAATAGACCGGCTGAAAGAGGAACAGGATGAAGTAAGCTACATGACCGATTACGCAACCAATAGGACGGTGGAAGATGTCATACTGGAGTGATAGGCAAGACCAGCTGCGTAAGGCTGCTGAAAAAGAGGAAACCGCTATAAAAAAGCGGCTGTCCAAGTTTTATGACGCTGAGTTTAAAAGGCTTGACAAAGAAATAGCCGCATATTTTCAGAAATACGGCAAGGATAACACAATCGAATATAGAACGCTTTTGCAGAGCCTTGACGAAGCGGACAGAACCCTGCTAATGGAGCAAATGGATGAGTTTGCGGAAAAATACCCGCAGTACGCACACCTTTTGCCGGTCAGAGAAAGCATATACAGGCTTGACCGGCTACAAGGGCTGCAGTATTCGGTTTTTATGTCTCAGGCCAACATCGCAGGCTATACCAACGAACAGATAGCGCAGTATGAGGCAAAACTTGCCCAACAGGGCTTAAATAACTCGATGGAAACACTGGGCTTCGGCAAGAATTTCTATTCGATAAATGATAATATCGTTCGGGAATTTGTCGATGTTCCCTGGTGCAATGATGAAAACTTTTCGACCCGGATATGGAACGACACTCAGCGAGTGGCAGAGTACATAAACAGGGATATGGCACAGGCGTTTGCCAGGGGTGATTCATACGACCGCATTGTAAAAGATGTAAGACGGCGATTTGGGGTAAACCGGAGTAACGCTTATCGGCTGGTCTTTACCGAGGGGACATATGTCATGGCTGAAAGTTCTATAAAACCGTTTGAGAAAGATTTTACACAATATGAGTATTCGCCGATTTTGGATAGCAAAACATGCGAGATATGCCGGGCATTAAACGGCAAAGTGTTTGAGATTTCCGAACGCCAGCCGGGAGTGAATTTTCCACCGATGCACCCGTGGTGCCGTTGCACCTGGATTCCGTATATAGGGGATGTAAACCAGTGGCTGGACAACTACGCGCAGCGGCATAATATAGAGGCCCGGAGGCTTGAAGAGGCGAGGAGACAGGCCACAAACAGAAACAGAAATCAAAATGATAATATATCATTTATCAGTTTATTACTTTTAGTTTTGATGGCACAGGACTATTTGAATGAAAGAGATAACGGACAAAACTAACATAACAGGCACAATTTTAGTTGAGTTTTACGCCTCATGGTGCGGCAAGTGCCAAAAGGGTCTTAAAAATCTGGCAGTATTTGAAGCAGAAACGGGAGTAATGACAGGAAAGTGTGATTTTCAACGCAATCCTAAGCTACTAAACCGTTTCATAACTAACGGACTTCCGTTATATGTACTGTTCGTAAACGGCAAGCCACAAAAAAGAGTGGTTGGTCTTTGCGATCTAAAGGAGGAGTTTCAAATTGATTGTAATAGCCGCCCATGACGGCGGTGTCCAGATTAGAGGTCATGCGTATTATGCGCCTGAAGGTTATGACATTGTGTGTGCCTCTATTTCAGCCCTGATGTGGGCGTTTATAGAATCGGTCGAACAGATGACCGAGGACAAAATAAAATATGATGTATCGCCCGGCAGGGCTGATATATATTTCAGGAATTTGTCAGAAACCGCAAAGGTTCTGATGAGTTCCTTTTTTATTGGTGTTCAGTCTGTGGAGGCTGAATACCCAGACAGAGTCAAAGTTTACCGCAACGGCCTGGGCAATGAACGGGCCGGGGCAGAAAGGAAAAAACCATGATAAAGAAAAAATTTCAGATTTTTGCTGATGGCGAAGGCGGCGGAGCCGAAGGTGGAGACGGAGCCGGCACACAGCAAGAACCAGCAGAATCAAAAACTTTTGATGATTTCCTCAAGGAAGGTGATTATCAAGCTGAATTTGATAGGCGAGTACAAAAGGCGATCAGCACGGCTGTCGCTAACGCCGAAAAGAAATGGCGTACACTGACGGATGATAAAGTTTCCGAGGCTGAGAAGCTGGCACAGATGACGGCGGAACAGAAAGAAAAGTACAGAGCAGACAAAGCCGAAAAAGAACTTGCTGACCTTAAACGCCAGATCATGCTTAGCGAGATGTCTGGAACAGCCAGGAAAATGCTGTCCGATGAAAACATCGTCATTCCGGATGAGATAATAGCCAATCTGGTGTGCGACGACGCAGAAAAGACAAAAGCAGCCGTTGAGTCATTTGCCAAGACATACAAGGCCGCCGTACAGAACGGCGTTAAGGAAGCCTTAAAAGGCAACACGCCGAAAGCGTCCGGCGAGCCGCCGACGATCACCAAAGAGGAAATCATGAAGATAAAAGACAGGGCAGAGCGTCAGCAGATGATAGCTGAACACCCTGAACTATTCATAAGGAGGTAAAAATGAACAAGTTACAGATTTTTGCAGCTATACCGAACACCATTACAACCCAGCAGTTTACAGTTAATCCAAGGGAGGTTGATTTTGTAACCTCTTTTGGTAGGGACATTACTGCCCTTACCGAGGTGATGGGCATTTCAAGACCAATCAGAAAGACCCCAGGAACCATCCTTACCACTAAAAAGGCAACGGGTACACTGGAAAGCGGTTCCGTTGCAGAGGGTGACCTGATCCCGTTGTCCCAGTTTGAGGTTGAGCCAGTGGCCTATCAGCCGATAGAGCTGTTAAAGTACAGAAAGGCCGTTACCATCGAAGCCATTGACAAGTATGGCGTGGAGACTGCTATAGGCATGACTGATGAGGAGTTTAAAGTACAGCTCCAGGACGAAGTCCTGGCCAACTTTTATAACTTCCTGCTGACCGGCCAACTCACCTCGCAGGAGACTACTTTCCAGATGGCCGTTGCAATGGCTATCGGCAGAGTAAAAGACGCTTTCAAGAAAATGCACAGGAGCGCAACCGGCGTTGCCGTGTTCGCAAACACCCTTGATGTTTATGAATATCTGGGAGGCGCACAGATTACTGTTCAGACCGCTTTTGGTATGGACTATGTGGAAAACTTCCTCGGAGCAGACATTCTGTTCTTCTCCTCAGAAATTCCACAGGGCAGAGTGATCGCCACCCCGACAAACAACATCGTTGTTTATTATGTAGACCCGGCAGACAGCCAGTTCTCACAGGCTGGCCTCAGCTATACGACCGACCCAGAGGTGCCTTATATAGGCTTCCACACTGAGGGAGTATATGAGAGGGCTCAGAGCGAGTCTTACGCAATAATGGGACTCACCATTTTTGCTGAGTACATAAACGCTATTGCCGTTGTAACCATACAGGACGCTCCAACGCTCAAAACCTTGACCGTAACTCCGGCTGAGGGCTCCGCAGTTGGAACAACTCAGGCCACCCTGTCCGGTGAGGTAGGAACTGCCGGCAATGTGCTCAAATATAAACTGGGCGCTGCTGCAATAGATGTTGAGTACGGCGAAAATGTAAGGAATTGGCCGGTATTCGCCGAAAGCACCGACATTGCCGCTACGGCCGGCCAGTATATAACAGTTGTTGAGGCAGACCAGTGGTTTAAGGCCGTTGCTGCCGGAAACGCCGCCGTTGTAGTTAATGACGGGCAGTAGGTGACAGCATGAATGAGCTTCTTGAGAGGTTAAAGGTGAGACTCCCTCAAACGGAGCTCACGGATGATGAACTGCTTGAATATTTGCAAACCATTTCAGACCGTTTGTGTTTGAGGCTGGGGGCTGATTCGCTCCCGCCTCTGTTCAACTCCGTTTGTGTCGACGCAACCGTTAAGATGATACGCCGGATTTACTACGAAGGCATATCCTCTGAAGGCGTGGCAAACATTTCAACATCGTTTGTCGATGATATTTTGGCCGAGTATGCCGACGAGATTTCAGACTGGAAAAACACCCAGGCTGAAAGCGGAAACAATAAAAAGGTGGTGTCGTTTCTATGATCTGGGAGCCATGCACGCTGTATGAGCCGGAAGAAACAGGCCAGGACATCCTGGGCAATCCGATAATCGAACCCAAAGAGGTACTGCAGACATACGCCAGGTTTACGCCGTGGACGGATGAGCAGATCGCCCTTGAAGGCCGGGAAGTGACCGGAAATGAACAGCGGTTTGCGCTTCCGGTTACATATCAGGCCGTAGCAAATTGTTACATGGCAGAAATAGACGGCGTGAAGCAGGAAATCACGGCGAAGATTAACCTTTGCCCGCGCTATACAGTAATACAGGTTAAGGTTTATAAGGAGTAGCCATGTTTAAAATAGAAGTCGATGGATTAGAACCATTACAAGCCGAACTAAGCAAACTAAGCAAGGTGAGGGTTGATGGCGTCATCCAAAAACAAACGGCAGACATGCTACGAAGGGCAAGACAACCCGGAGGGACACCCGTAGATACTGGTGAGTTGCGCCAATCATCCAAAAAAACAGGCGATGAAGTAGGCTATACGGCAGAATACGCCGCTCATGTGGAGTATGGACATCGCACAGTAAACGGCGGATATGTTTCCGGACAACATTATCTGAAAAGAAATGTTGATATACAGCGACCAATTTTCAGGCGCGATCTAATTAACTATTTGGAGGAAAAATAATGTATCAAAAAATAAATCTTAATGATTTTTTGGCAGTTATTATAAAAAGAATTGAGGAGCAAACAAGCTTAAAATGCTACGACGCTGTGCCAGAAAATGCACCCAGTCCCTTTTATTTTGTCGAGGTTACGGGGGTTCGGCCCTCTGATACAAAAACAAGTTTCCGAGATGTTATAAGCGTGAACATTCACGCCATAGCTGCGCCTGGATTTTCGTCCGTAGAGGTTAACAATCTGATAAATGCTATTTGGGAGGCAATGTCAACGGACATTGAGCTTCCGGAGCCATTTTATCTTAATTTGCAGATATCTAACGGGGTGACGAATATTCAAGTAGACGAAACAAAGGAAAAACACGCAATAATTCCGTATGATTTTACCGTTTCATATGGTTTTAAGTGTAAATAAAGGAGGAAAATATGGCAAGGGCATACTGCAATTTTTCATCGGCTGCTGCAAAGGCTGCAGCTGGTAAAGATATAATTGTCGGCGTGTTCACTACAGATGATGTGCTGCTTGCACTTGGTGGGCAGAGAGATTTTACATTAAACCGCTCAGCGGAAACAGTGGACACTGCCTCTAAAGATACGCAAGGCGGTTGGTCATCCAGCGTGGCAGGCATGAAAGAATGGTCACTGGACTCTGGGGGCATATATGTTATCGGTGACCAGTCACACGCTCTTTTAACGCAGGCGTTCAATAACGGGGACCCAGTTTGTGTAAAAGTCGTTGATATAAAAAATCAGACAGGCCTCTGGGGCGGTCTGGCGGTCGTAACTGATTATCCGATAGAGGCCCCATATGACGACGCAATGACATATTCCATCACATTAACCGGCGTTGGCCCTTTGGTGGATTTACAGGAAAATCCAGAGGAACCGGATGTAATGCCAGAGGGAACAACAGCGCTTGAAAGTCTGACTGTCGTATCTGTGGCCGGGGCTTCGTCAGGTCAGACCAATATATATGTCAACCCGGTCCTGGAAAGTACAGACAAGTATTTTTATAAGTTAGGAGCCGCACCGCTGACATATCCGGCCTATGGCGAAGTCATCACACAAACGGCCTGGAACGGTGAAGCAGCTATCGCAGCGAAAGCCGGTCAGCAGATCATGATTATAGAAACAGATTCCACAGGCAAAGCCCTTAAAGCGGGTGTTGCTATGGTTAATGTAGCAGAATAGGAGTAAAAAATGATTGAGTATAAAGGCGCCAATTATGAGCTGAGATATTCCGTAAAAAGAATTGAGCTAATCGAAAATTCAACAGGTAAATCTGTTGTAACAATGATGAGAGCCGGCAGTCTAAGTCTGACGGAGCTATGCGCCTGTATTGGGTACGCAATCAAACTTGAGGGGGCAGAGGGCTATCTGTCCCCAAAACAGGGAATTGAAATTGCGGAGGAAAAGCTAAAAGAACAGGGAGCATATTTCACCTTATCTGATGAAGTGGCCGAGGCGTTGGAGAGGGACTGCCCTTTTTTCTTCCCAGCCGGTTAGTCCAATTTGAATACTTTGACAGCGATTCGGATGAAGAATACATTGAAGCAGCACGAGGTTATGAAAACGACCTCGATTTTGCTTTTTTTGTTGCCAATTTTGGATGGACATACTCAGATTATTGTCAGATCACGCCGAGACAAAAATCCCTCATAATGAAAGCATATGAAAACAGGTATGCCAGTTTTATCATGCAGGTTTATAATGCCGTTTTTACCGCAGAGTATAACATCAATCGAAAAAAAGGCCGAAAGGCCTTGAACCCATTAAGAAAGATACCTAAAAAAGCAGATGTTGAAAAGCTGGAAGTCGTTGTTGACACATTTAATTCCATCGTTTCTGTGCGTGGAAAAAGATGGACGGAGAAGATACTTGCAGCTAACGGACTAAAGAAAGGGGGGAGATGATGGCCGATTATACAATTAACGCCAAAGTGACCGCCGATACATCTAATTTTACAAAGAACATGAATCAGGCGGAAAAAGCCACAGAGGAGTTCAACAAAGAGCAGAAAGAGACAGGTACAGAGTCTGTCAGTCTTGGCGGCAAATTTTCATCACTTGCAGGAAAAATCAAAACTTTGGCAGCCTCATATGGCTTGGCAAAAACGGCTATGGCCGGAATAACATACAATGCCACTATGGAACAGTATGAAACCTCTTTTGAAGTAATGACAGGTTCAGCAGAAAAGGCGGCAGATACTGTTGAACGATTGGGAAAAATCGCAGCCGAGACCCCTTTTGAAATGCCACAGCTGGCGGATACAACGCAGCTTTTAATGAATTATGGTTTTACGGCCGATGAAGCCCTTGACAGAATGCAGATGTTAGGTGATATATCCCAAGGGTCTGCAGATAAAATGAGCCGCATTGCAACTGCTTATGGTCAAATGTCGTCAGCTGGTAAAGTACAGTTAGAAGATATAAAACAGATGATAGAAGCAGGCTTTAATCCGTTACAAGAAATTTCCGAAGAAACGGGTGAAAGCATGGAAAGCCTGTATGACAGAATAAGTAAGGGCACACTTTCGATTGATGAAATAACGGCATCAATGGAGCGTTCCACATCCGAGGGCGGCAAATATTTTCAGTCAATGGAAAAACAAAGCCAAACACTAAGTGGGCAGTTTTCCACATTAAGAGATACAGTCAATATGGCATTGGGAGACGCAATGCAGCCATTTACTAACTGGCTGCGAGACTCAGCAATACCTCTGGCTATCACTTTTTTTGAAAATCTGGATACATATTTGCCAATCATAGGCGCACTTGCGGCAGTGATAGGTTCAGCGCGAATCGCAATGTTGTTATACACCACACAGCAGGCTATGGCGGCGGCGGGGACAACTATTTTCGGGACCGCCTTAACCGCACTCAAGGCAGCCTTTACCGCACTAACATCCCCTATAGGACTTGTAACACTGGCGATAGGAGCAGTCATTGCAATAGGCGTTCTTTTGATCAGTCACTGGGAAGAGGTAAAAGAAATCGCCGGAAAAGTTTGGGACTGGATAAAGCAAAAATTCGAGGCTTTTTCAAATTTTCTGACTGCTGTTTTTGCGACAGATTGGAGCGAAACATTCGGATTCATTGGTGATCTGATGAATGGTTTTTTTGCTTCCGTATCTAATATATGGAACGCAATAAAAAAAGTATTCTCCGGAATAATTGATTTCATAACCGGAGTATTCACTGGTAATTGGAAAAAAGCCTGGAAGGGAATTAGCAGTATATTCAGCGGAATATGGGACGGACTGGTTGCAATCGTTAAAACACCGATAAACGGCATAATTGGACTGATCAATGGCGTAATCAGCGGTATAAATAGTATTTCAGTTAAAATCCCAGACTGGGTGCCTGGCCTCGGCGGTAAAAAGTTGGGATTCAACATTGGAAAGATACCTTACTTGGCGCGGGGAACTGATAACTTCCAGGGCGGATTTGCGGTTATCAATGAACGAGGCGGCGAGCTGGTAAGCCTGCCGGACGGGACACAAGTAATACCGCACGATATAAGCGTTCAGTATGCCAGAGAGGCCGCCCGTGCAAATAGTGTCAACTCCATTGACCTTTCCGGAATCCTTGAGGGCGTCATCATCAATGTTTACAGTCAGACAAATGTTGACGGTACGCCGCTCATGCAGAAATCA